GCCTGCCTGCTTTAGTCAATACACGACTTGGAGCAGCCTTACCGGTTAACCTGCGATAAGTCGCGCCGATAGCCCTACCAACATAAGGCAAAGCAGCCTCAAGGCCAGCACCGAGTAAAACGCCAACGCTTCCAGACTCCAGCGCTTGAGCTTCATCCGCAGTTCTTCCACGGGCTGATAGTCCGGCCTCTGCTCCGCCGAGCGCTCCAGCAGCAGCGACCCTAGCTGGAGTTGATGCGATTTGTCCAATCGCTCCACCTGGTACAAAGAATGGGATTGCTTCACCTGTTAGTTCTCCTGCTAAAGTTGTGTTAGGTCGAATGTCTTGAGCCGCTTGCCATTGTTGCTGTTCGCGTGGATCTGCCATATCCATAATGCCAAGGCCGCGCAATAAGTTAATGCCACCCTTACCAGCAGATGCAACGAATGTTTCAATGCCGCCCATTTCAGAGGCTTTCTTTCGGTCATACTGACGCTGCACCCACTCAGCATTAGGTTGACTGAGTTGTGATGCAAATTCGGCTGGATTAGCTGGAAGCTTACCAAGCAATTCAGTTGGTAAATCTGGCATTAGCTCAGGCTTTTGAATGCCTGCAGACACTAAATCTTTACCAACTTGTTCAACGCCAGCTTGATCAAACTTATCAAATGGGTTTTGGCTAGTGCTATCAAACTGGTCGAATGGATTAGCCATTATTAAACGCCTTCTGGTAGATAACCGTATTTAGCTTTAAACGCCGCTTTAAGGTTAGGGTTTTGCATTAGGTGCTGCACTGCTGAGTCTGGAGCGTTACCGCCTTCAGGCTTGCTAGCTTTGCCACCTTGAGCCTGTTTAATCTGCTTGTTGATAATTTCTCTAACAGTGACCAAGTTCTTTCTTAATGATGCCTCTGTTTGGTCTCTAGATAAGTTAGTCATTGCTGCTGTTAGCTTCTTGCCTTCTGAATCAGATAATGCACCAGCACCGCCAGCGTCTTTAAATGACTTGATAGACGCCAGGAAGTTTTTAGCGCCTAGAGTCTCAAGCTTTGCCGCGACGTCTGCCGCTGCGGTGCCTGCAATTGGAGTGCTGAAGGCTCCGAAACCTGAAGATAAACCCTTAGCACCAACAGCATTAGAAAAGCCTGGTGAATTTTCTATCTCACTTAGCAATGATAAAACCTGCTCGCCTTCATTGATAATACTTGACTTAGCAGAGTTAATATCTGTAGACGTTTGGGCTAGCTTTTGCTTTTGAGTCTCAACCTTTAGATTGGCCTGCTCAACTTTAGCTTGCAGCTCTTGGCGCTTAAGCTCGTTAGTCTCACCTTTTAATGATTGATCCATTCGTCTGGCTTGCGCTTCTAATGCTCGTAGCTTGGTATTTTCGCGCTTGATATCTAAATCTGCTGATTGAAATTCTGTCATGCTCTCAGGTCTAGTTGTCTTGAATGACTTGTATGCATCAGGAGCCATAACAGCTAAGTCTTTTTCAGCAGCCTTAAGCACCTCTTGAGCCCCACCTTCAGCAGTTCTAATTAAACCTTGAACGTCACCGCCATTAGCTTGCACCTCTTGTATTCTTGAGGTGATAGCCTGCATAGGATCTACAGCGCCAGTTAAGATGTTTTTAGCATAAGTTAATCGACCTTCTTGAGCTTGCTGGTCTTTAAAGTTAGCAGCCTGAATAAACCCCTTCATAATATCTGGGTTTTTCAATCCGAACTCAGCTATCTGGTCAGGCGTTCCAGACTTTAATAGCTCAACTGCTTGCTGCTGTATTGCTGGCTGATTCTGCTGCGCGATAGCCTGCTGCTCTCTCTGCTGGTTAGCATACTGGTTATCGATTTGCTGTTGCTGCATGTTTTGTTGGTTAGACTGCAATTGCTGCAATCCTCCCGCCGTTCTAAAAAACGAATCGGCAGGGTTAGCCATAGTGTAATCAACCATTATACGACACCTCCAGTTGTTGGCTGGTTAAAGTAATTAAATCCAGCACCAGCAATGCTACCAATAGCATTGCCCCACATATTACCATTGGCAACTCTAGCCTGAGCTTGTTGGGCTGCGCTTTGATTTAGCGTGTTAGCTGTATTGCTTCCGTAATTTCCAGCATAAGACGCCTGAGCACCCGCTCCAGACAGCCCAATATTTGCGAGACCTGTTAGCTGGTTGTAAGTATCTTGCTGCTGTGCAGACCGTTGAGCTAAGTAGCTTTGCCCTAGCTGAGGCGCAATTGATGCCAGCGCATTTCCTGTTGATGTTGAGCCTAGTCCTCCTGTCGCTTCTGCTGATGCTAGCTGCTGGTTTCTGGCAACGCCTGACATTTGCGCGAATTCTGGAGATTGATAATATTGCGCAAGCTCTGCATTTCTGTCTAGCGGCCTACCTGCCACACCGCCGAGTGATTCAAGCCCTTGCAATCCAGCCTGTCGATATGGGTCAAGAAGATCCAATTGCTGGTTGAACATCCTTTCCTGCATATCCATTGAGTCAGTAGCAGCTTGCTGCTGACCTCTAGATGCTATTTCCGCTTGGTTTGATCCAACTGCACTGCTAACCAATGTTGCCCCTGCAACTGCTACAAATCCCCATGTCATAATCCTATCCTCTTGCATTCTTCAATAAGTTGATCGTATGGCAGGCTTTCATAGTCAATGGATATAACCTGTTTCTCTATCTCTGCCAAGTCTTGAGTATTTGTCGGGTTAAGGTGTACGGTTCGCCAGATAACATCTGTAACATTGTAAACCACTTTCTGCACACCAGCTTCTGAAACAAATATATCGCCGCCACTATGGTCTACTGCGGTTTTTGATTTTGGCGTGTACACCTTGCACTCACCGCTTACTATCTCATTAAAATGCTCTGTTGAATGGATTTTGCCAATGATAAATGTATCAGCAGGCATTAGTATTTCCCTGATGTAAACTCCATTAGCAAACATGTGCTTTACAGGGCAATCAACTTGCTCAATGCCAGAATCTAGCAACCCTATTGCATAGCTCATTATCTTGCTTCTGTTCTTCCTGATTTCATCCTGACTAGCAACACTATCAGCAACAACGACATTATTGATTTTTGCAGTAACAATCATAACGCACCTCAAATAAAATCTATTATAACTTAGTCTGTCAAGCCATGCGAACGCATAACACTCAATGCAGCATATAGGGCTTGTCTTGTTTCTTTTAAGTCTGCTGCAATCTCAAGGATTTCCGACTGAGTGTATGTTGCGCTTACAGTGTATGTTTTGTCAGCATTAAAAGCACCCTTGTATTCTGTTCCTGTTGGTGGTGTAAAGCCTGTTACCTGAACACCTACAACCTTAGTCCCATTAACGCTATAACTTGTTGCCACATCAATAGGGCTTGCGATCACCTGTATAGATGTTTCAGCCTTGCTAACGTAATCAAGTTGAATGTCGGCAATGTCTAGGCTGTTTTGTTCCGCTTTGATTTCAACATCATTAAGCCTGCCTTCAAATGCTCCGCTGGTATCTTCAAGAACTGTTATTTTTCGGTTGTTGCTTGACACTAGGTTAGATACTTTACTTATCAACACGCCTTGGTCTGAAACGGTTTGATTAACACGGCTTATAGTGTCGGCTTGCGACTCTATTGATACCTGTGAAGTATACGCACCGCTAGCAGCCTCATTAGACTTTGTTGCAATGCTGTCGGTATATTGCTGAAACTCCACAAAGAAGTTTATCAGAGGTAAAGGCCACCCAACCATTAGGCTAGAATCAATCGATCCTAAATTAGTATCAACCTTAACATTTAGTGTTTCATCAGCCACTATTCAGCCCTCATTTTAAAGCGTGAAATGGTAACGGGTGTCGCGCCTACTATTCTAAGCTTAAACCCTATGCGGTGACGTATGCGACCAAGGCGGCGAAGTATCGAGCGACCAAGCCACTGTGACGGCCTATCAATAATAATAGGCACCTCAGTGCCATAAATTACACCGTCTTCAGTTGATGACACTAACAATCTAGAAGCGACCGAGGCGATACCTTGACCTGATGTTAATTCCATATCGTAACCAACCATGTTTGTGGCCGTGATTATCGGCGTATAAAGTATGATTTCTTGGTCAATATTGTATTGACTAGAGCTTTTATCGTTAGTGGTACCTGTAATGGCTTCAAGCTTATCACCGCAAGTTGTGCGGCCACCTTCAACCATAAAGTCTATTGCTCGGTACGTTCCTTCACATAATCCTGTCTTAAGCCTAACCCAATTACCACGGGATGCATCAAAAGCAAGTGTTTCCCTTGGTAGATGGATAATTAATAGCTTATGCTGAAGGAATGAAAGGCTTTCAAGTGTAGCGGTAGCCAATTCATCAGGCGTATATTCTGCCAGCAATCTATTAACTAGGTATCCTGATATTTCGTTATAAACACCTTGACCCATAGTGGCAATAATTACTTGACCTCTTGACGGGCTCGTAATGAAAGCAAATGTATCCATGAATGAAGTTATTGCAAACTGTCCAGCGATACCTACTGGTACCATGTAACTAGGCTGAACTTGTACCAGACTTTCAGCGTTACCAGTTAACCTAAAAAACTCAATAGTAGAACTCCCAAATGCAACGATGAAATCTCGCCATTCTCTCATGGCCACAATGCCATCAGGCATATTCTCTGCGCTGTAAGCAGGCGCTATCTTGTCGGGCTTACTTTCATCTTCAAGGCTAGTTAGCCAGAATCTATCAGATCCTTTTTCAGCGAACACATAGCGGCCACGAATACGGCAAACATCGCCAACACTTCCCCAGTCATATTGTGGATTAGGAATAACGGTATCTTCAACTTTTTGCGTGAATTCTAGAATTGAATAATCTTCTTCTGAAATATTGCCAAGGTTATCATTAATAAAATCGATTACTTCTACCGCTGAAGGATTAACGGGATCAATCTCAGTCCATAAGTCGTTAATCTCAACTATTCGAGTGTTAGGCGCGGCTATCTCGTCATCAATGAAAGCCATGTTGTCTGCAACTGATTCTAAATCTATGTCAGCGCGCGACCAGATTGTTCTTAATGCTTTAGCTCTGTTAGTGGTTCCTGTTATCGCAGCACTCCAAGGGTTAGTAACTGCCGTGAAGTTAGGAACAAACTTATACTTGATTGATAGACTTGCTCCAGCAAACTTAATGCCGGTTATCTTAAGATCTTTAATGTATGGGATGCCTAAAGCTGGTTTGTCTTGCGAATATGATTCAGAGAAGTCGGCTTCACTTCGAGTTATTGCAGCACCAACAGCCCCGCCACGAGTAGTCGGAACAATAGTAAATGTTAGCGTGCCAGTTTCATTTGATGCAGTAATCAATAAAGAGTCACCGGCTTGATTATGAACTGACTTGGATATTGAGCTATCAAAGCCCGGGTAAGTTTCGCTGCCAGACCAGTTTGACAGGGTTTTAATCTGTCCGTCATATCTGTAGAGGGTTAGCTTATTATTTGCTGACACAGCTTGTGAGGTTCTACCATGCGCCATTGATACACGCTCTGTGCCGCCAACGTCACCAATAACTGAACCGTCTAGATAAAGGCTGCCACCCAATACGCGATAAGGTAATTCTTTAATTGTATTCCAATGTGCGCCGCGACTAACTCCAGCAACGTCTTGAAGCTTATTAATGCCAGGAAAGAAACGGAAATAGCCCTCGACATCATCGACGGCTCTGAACACTGGAAGGATATTTGTTGGAAGTAGATCGACGTAATCAGCATTCTTACTGCTGCGCCCATCGCCTTTTAATAGTGGTAGGTTGAATTCTGGCATTAACTGCACCTCTTTTGAGTATGCAGTTATTTTAAGCTTGTTTGGTGATTAAGGCAAAGTTAGCTTTTAATTGCTTTCTCGTCTAAAATTCTGCGGATAATCTCAGCGCGTGAAACATTAAGGCGTAACGCTTCCTTAACTATCCAATCGCTAGCTATTTGGCTTATCTTTTGCGGTGCTAGTCGTGGCATTTTATTCCTCCAAATGCGGCATGTATTCTTTTATATACTCTGCCGCTGATTGATTGCTGTATCCAAATGATTTTAGATAGTTAAATATTAGTTGGTACATTAAGCGCTTTCTATCCTATTCTTTGCTATTTCAAAATAATGATCATCCATCTCAATACCGATAAACTTGCGGTTAAGATTCTTAGCCGCGACTCCTGTTGTTCCGCTTCCCATAGTGAAATCTAAAACCGTTTCACCTTCATTGGTGTAGGTTTTGATTAGATATTCCATTAGTGCAACTGGTTTTTGAGTTGGATGCAATCCACCTTGTGCGTTATTAAACTGCAGCACACTATTAGGCATTGTTTTATCTGCTGGGCATTTGTGAGCATCTAGCTTGTGATCGCCATAGCAATCTGTTTTCTTAGTTCTGTTTGTTACTGGTCTAATGTTGGCTGCAGGTTTATCTTTTAGCTCTGGGTTATATGTTGGCGGCTTACTATAAAAAACAGCTAAATCTTCGTGAGCCCTCATCGGCATTCTCCAAGCATTTAAATGGCCTGTACTTTGCGACTTATTCCAGACCATAGAGTACTTGAACATTTTTAAATTTGACGTAACTAACACGCTAGTAAACGGCTGACTAGCTGTCATTACAATCGCCCCATTAGGCTTAATAATCCGCTTCAACTGATCCCACATTAAGCTTAAATCAATGACAGAATCCCATTTGCACATAGTGGTGCCGTAAGGCGGGTCAGTCAAGATCATATCGATACTACCACTTTCAATTTCTTTCATACGCTCAAGGCAATCTCCTTTCATTAGGTTAATCATAATAAACCCAACCCCTTTAACATGTTTCTATCTTCAAATTCATTTAACGCATCCACTCGCTTCTTTGCTTTAAGGCATAGCTTGGTAGGTCTTCGATTAGCGTTAAATGCTGCCTTTTCTGCTCTATACTGTGCAGATACTTCTTTTTTATTAGAAATCATTTAAACCTCTACTTGGTAATCTTCACCGAAAAACTGAGTGTTATCTTTATACATGGTGTTCACCTCTAGCTCTTTCTAGTAGTTCGTCAACCACATCGGACAGGCCTTTATCTTCGCTTAAAATTGATAAATCAGATATTAGCTTTAGCTTTTCATACATCTCATTAGCTACAGCAAATAATTTAGCGTCATTTTCTGCATTATCACCATATAACACGGCTATTGAGCCACCATGGAATGGTGCGATTTCTTTATCTAAATACCAAAACCCACTTGACCCTTTTGGCTTTGTGGCAACAATTTTACCTTTAGTAAACTTTTCCATATCTATTCACCTATCTGATTAAAGTGATATCAATATAATATACTATTCGATATCACACAAGGTAAATAAAACCCCTTTCGAGGTTAAATAGTGATTTCTTCAATCGGAGTGCTATTAATCACATCTATCATTTCTTCATCTGTCGGCATGAAAGTATTGTGATAGCCGTAACAACATCCTCTATCACCCGCGCCACTTGGCTGCATTGGGTTTTGTTTGTATGTCGGCGGTAGCGTACTGAATAAGTTGGCATACGACTCCTTTGCTGTAGCTGAAATGATAGGGTTAACTGCGCGCCCCATTATCGGAGCAATGGCAAATGCTAGGTTAGATACAAATGCTAAAGTATCTGGGCCGGTAACACCTGAGTCATCGCCAGGGTCTGCTGATGTAATATCGTCGGCAATCTTATAACCAGTGTTAAGCCCTTTAGACTCCCAAGCCTGCGCCATTATCTCAAGTTGAAATAGTGAATCCTCAATCTCTTGAGGGTCGGGAGCGGTTAAGCTGTCAACTATGCCGGACATCTTTAACGCCTGAATTACTAGATCGCCTTTGGTAATCATAATTAAGCCTTAATGCTCATGTGATCTTTAACCATCTTAATCACTGTTTTGTGGTGAATACCTTCAATGTCGATATCGTTTGCAGCAGCGTAAGCCTTAGCCTCTTCAAGAGTGATAGCTCCATCGCCGTTAGTATCTGCTGATTCAGTTGCCAAAGCTTCTTCAAGCGTCAATGACCATCCTTCAGCTTTCTTTTCATCTGCAAGCTCTTCATTGATAGCTTCGATAGAATATTCTTGGCCTTTATCGGTAGTGCGATTACCGCCTTTCTTGAAAATGTGAATCATGGTTATTTCTCCAAAAAAAATAAGGGGCAGCTAATGCCACCCCTTATTATAAGTTACAAACCTATTAATAACTAGGCTTGACCAGCTAAGATGATACCCAACTGATTTGGGTAAACAACTTGTACGTCATAGAACACGACGGCTTTCATGTTGAATACTTCTTTGTGCGGATCGTACCAATAAGACATGCGCATTGGTAGGCCTTGTGAAGTAGTAGCTTCAACAGAACGAACGCCACCAGCATCGCTAGGGATTGGCAAGCGACCAGGTACAAGCACGGTTGATTCTGGCGTGTAGAATAACGACGGCGCAGAAGTAACCTTGTTTAATACCACGATAGCAGCACCAGTAGCAGCCTGTGCAGTAACGTTGCGATAAGCGCCATCAACAACAAGTGCTGGTGAAATCGTAACAGTACCTGTACCGGTAGCAACAACGGTAATCGTTTGCAGCATACCTGAGTCAGTACGGGTTTCAGGATGCAGCATGTTAACGCCTGCAATAGTGAACTTAGTACCAACTGGCATGGTTAATGCTGTAGCGTTAGTAACAGCTAATGACATAAAGCGGTTGTCTAAATAGAAGCCGTTAGCGTCATAAGTTGCAACTGTATGCTTTTGGTTACCGTTAACCGTTAGCGTAGCAGTAGTGTTACCAGCTAGGTTTAGTAAGTAATCAGAGCGCATTGTTTGGAACGTTGCTAGGTCTGGAATGCGAGCGCGTGTGATTGCGTCATTAACCAGAATGTCACGGCTAGCCTGACCAAGCTCTTTAGCTACTTTTGCATAGTGAGAGTTAGCAAGGAACAGTTTGCGGCCAAATGCGCCCAAACCATTGTTAAGCATTAACACTTCAGCGTCGATACCATCATTAAAGCTAAATGCGCCGGTGTTAACTTGAGTCATTGTCGCTTGGTTGATCATGGTTTGATAGCAGTCAACGTCGATTACGTTAGCGATATCACGAGCAAAACCATCAGCAACTTTCTTGCGGCGCATTGGGTCGCGTAAACCTTTAGCATCAATTTGCGCTAGAACACGCTTTGAGCGGCTACGGTTAACGGGGATCATGCGGTCGATAATGTTTTCAAAGTCAGCATCAGTAGAGATAATGCCGTCTTTTGGAGTGAAGCGATACTCTTGCGGGATGTATTCGCGGTCACTGCCAGCGTCGTTGCTGTTGTCGCTTGCGCTTGCGGCACGGTCTTTATCAGCCATGTCGTCCATGTTGTACACTTCTAAGTCTTTAGAAAGTGTCATCTTCATAGATGTAGTTTCTGCGGCTTCTTCCCACAGAGTACACATCTTGTCATGAGCAAATGTATTAGCCATTTTTTAGCCTACCTTTTTAAGTTTTGCTTTGGCCTGTTGTAGCGCTTTGAAGTTACTTACACTAGAATCCTTTTGATAGGCTTTTCGTGCATCATCAACTTCTTTAGCTACTACATTAACAGCGCCAGTGCTATTGATTTCGGGTTCTGGTTTGGTGTCGATTTTCGACTTCTGTCGCAATTGCACTTTACCTTCGAGTTCTCGCAGTATGGTTGACACTTCATAAGGCGTTTTAGTCTTAGCTAGTGCAGCAATCTTGCTTGAGTTTTTACTCAGTGCAAATATTGCCTTAGCTGGATCAATACCAAATGCATGAGCATTGGCATAAATCGCCTTCAGTGCCGATTGTCCGTTACCGTTGAAAGCTTCATTAAGCAGTTCGGATACATCGCCTTTTGCCTTGTCAAAGTCTGGGAAGTGTTTCTTCAACTCTGATTCATGCTTATGACCATGGAACTCTTGATCTTCATTTAGCTCAAATTCACCATTGTTAGCTTCAGGCTTAACAGGCTTTTTAACCTCTGCATTCCCTACACCGTAATAGCTTTTTAGCTTCTGCTCGTACTCTTCTTCATCATAACTGCATGATTCGAGTGTTGGCTTGGCTCCTTTGGTAACTTTTCCGACAGTATCACTCAATGAAGCATACTTATCTTTAAGATCCTTCAGTTCATTCTCTAATCGGTTTTCGCTTTCAGCTTTCGCTTTGCGCTTGCTGCGTTCTTCCTTCCAAGCTGCCCGCAATTGAGCTTCAGTCATACCATCTTTAGCAGGTTCTTGCTGGTCTGCTTCACCGTAAACGTGCAATTCCAATTCATCGGTATCAATGTTCTGTGCCGGAACACTTTCCTTTGCATCCACCGGCACGGTATCCGCAAGTTGATTATCTTTGTCGCTGTCGTTGGTCATATTTAGTCCAGAATCCATAAAAGTAAGCCTCGTCATTATGGTTAACGAAACGGTGAGCTAAGGCCTCACCGATGCCATTAGTGTCTATATTAACTTATTTGCGCAAATGGTAGCAAATTTTGATTTTGTTGAGGAAGGTTTTTAGTTACCTTCTGGATGTTATCAATCTTCTTTCCTTGGATTTCAACGCCAGCTTTGGCCGCCTCAATCTGTGTCTTGGCTTCGTCATCGATAACTTTGCGCAACTTAATCTGATTAGATACTGCATCATTCTGCTCGTTCATTAGCGCTGCTTGACCTTCCATTAGTCGAGCTTGACCTTCTGCCATTACAGTTTGCTGCATCATCTGCTCTTGTTGCTGCTGCGCCATCATCTGTTGCTGTTGCATCTGTTGCTGAAGCTTAGCGACCAATTCTTTTTCATCGTCGTTAGCTGGTTCAGGATCCATACCATTTGAAAGCATTAACTTGATCTGTTCAGCACGGGCTAACCTGCGCATCTGCTGAGAACCTTCGCCCTGAATAGACATAACTGCAGACAGTAAAGCCATTTGACCCATAGGCGTTGAAGTATCGGCAAACTTAAGCACCTCTAGCGCTTGAGCCTTCTCTTCTTGCTTTTTGGTCTTGTAGCTTTCGCCAGCTTTAACAACAACGTCATACTTGCCACGCCCTGTATTCTTGAATGGCCCGTATTCGCCGTCATCGCCCATGGTGTACTGCAAGGTTTCTTCAGTTGAGTATCGACCATCCATCGCCATTACCCGTAAACGTCTGGCTGATGAAAAGTAAATCTTTTGTGCTGCAGGTATCCAGGCATCACAAGCCGCTCTCAATGTCTGGCAACCATTTTGGAACATTGGCTGATAGCTATCATCTTGGCGCTCGTTCACTTGGAGTATTGCTTCACCTGAAGTATTAGACGGTAATGTTGATTGACCCATGCCGCCTTGCTCTGCGGTAGCGCCTTCAACGAATTGCAATGCAGCCGCTAATCCTGTGCCGATTTGTGGCGGTGTCTTCTTGCCAACTGGCCCAAAGTGAACAGGGATTTTGTTAGCGTCCAATATCGGATCTGCAAGTAAATAAGGGAATACCTCAATAGCATTATTAGCATGCATCTCAGAAAAGCGCTGCACCTGTTCAGGTGCATAGATATCTTGGTCGCTTTGTGGTTGCGCAACAATAGACATTAACGCGCCATACATCATGTTATGGAAGCGCTGGTTGTCTCTTTGGCGTGCAACTTCACCACAATAGTATTCGGTGCCATTAATAACGCAATGATAGCCATACTGAGGAATGATAGGAACTCGCTTAAATGGTGTCTTGTGAGGCTTCTCTAGTACCTTGTCACCAGATAGTAAGGCGTGCCAAACCTCTTTAACCTTTTTGGTTTTGATTTCGGGATCGTTGATTGACATTAAGATATCAAAGTCTTCTTGCTCAACACGTTCACCAAATTCATCACGTAACTTACGGCCTTCTTTAGTGATAATCATATCGCCAAAGTCATAAGTTTTAATCTTCTTCTCGACCACTTCATAATAGTGAGCGACATAGATATCTTTTGTTGAGTCGCCACACCAATCAAACCAAGCTGTCGAAGGATTAAAGCTGCTTACTAGCACACCGTACTCGTCTTCAATCTCTTGGCGATTAGCGCGGATTAACTGCCAGCACTGCTTAGCGTCTGCCTTGTCTTTTCGGATAGCTCCAGCGTTGTAAACAACTGATGAAGCAGCAGACCATACAGATTTAACGCAAATGCTTTGATAGTCATCATCTGGTGATTCATCATCCTCATATTCAGCTTGCAGCTTGATAGCACCAAACCCACCATAGAAGGCTTCAAATGCTGCATTGTTTACAGCCTCAACACCGTCTGATGATTGGAAGTCGTTGCGCCATCTTGACTGCAGCAAATCAGCATCTTCGTCGGTAGCGTCATCACTTGAACCGATAATCTTAGCGTTCAATTCTAAGCGCTGATACTGACCCAAGACACGGTTAACCTGTCGAGCAATCTTGTTGTTCTCAGGCTTTGGCTTGTTCTTGAATTGCTCAAGGTCTGCCCCCTTCCATTGAGAGCCTGGCACGTTTGCAAATTCGATATCTTCAAGGCATTGCATGTTACGCTCATAGCTTCCTGCAATAGCTCTGTTGAAATCAATTAAAATATCTGAAATGTCTTTCATGCGGTCACCAATGGTTAGCAGTTGGGATTATAATTTTGTCGAATGACACGGTTTTAGGTCTAAGTATTTCGCCTTTAGCCTTCGCGCGTCTTTTCATCATGTACGCATATCTTACAGCATCTAGAATGTCATCCCTAGTTTTAACTATTTTACCCTTATCATCTCTGTGATACTGCAGGAACTCGTCAAAGAAATCTCGGCACCCTTGGAAGACTTTAAACGTTCCGAGCTGCATGCGCTGCCTGAGTTCGTATAAGCCTTGCTCAACTGAGTTACTTGAGCCGTCCCATGTTGCGCGCTCGCCAAGCAAGTTAAAGCCTGCATCTGAATAATGGTCAGCCTGCTGCTTTGCATCATCGCGCCCTTTCTCGCGCATCAATCCATCATGAGGCCACGCAATTGGGACTCCTTCTTGCCAGTGCTTAGTTGTTCCCCATGCATCATTAGCTGATACTTTAGAACATTTCCAAGCATTTGTTAGGTAAATTTCATCCGAGTCTGGATTTATAGCAAGCTTAACTTGTGATTGTGGGTGATCGTAACCAAAGTCCATGCCGCCGATTAATAGCCAGTGGTCTGGGATCTCGAACGCTTCACACGATATAAAATCCTCACTCATATCATATATACGGCCATGACCAAGCATAGGTAAACCCTTTGTGCGCATATCACGTTGATGTGCAGGGAATGAGTCTAATAGCTTTGTTTTAACGTCTTCTGATAGGTGCGGCGCATCATCCCAACCCTTACGCATAAAGTACTGGCCTGCACCTGGTGAATCCATAAACTTAATAACGAGCTCAGTTCTACCGTTTTCAGGTGTGAAGGTTAAAATGCCTCTGCCGCCTTTGCCTTTGTCGCCTGTTGCGGTACGTGTTAACACCTGCGGGTGAATAGATTGGTCTCGTGGCTCTTCATCGATATGGAACCAATCAACACTGTCGCCCATTAACGCATGCTGACCTTGTGAGTATGACCAGAATTGCACAGTAGAAACTCCACCGCTAACATGCTTTACCCTGACAGTTCTCATAGCTCCAGGCGTGCCGGTCATTGATTCATAGCTCATAATCAAGTCAGCAGGTATCAACCCACCACTAAAGCCAGCATCAGTTTTAATACCAAACAATTCTTTTTGGAGTAAGTCGCGACACTTTTCTCCAGAATAACCAAGACACCATATTAGCGGAGGGTGTTCGAACTTGTGACCATCCCATCCTTCAGGATAATCACCCATGGCGTGAATAGCATCGATGTATGTTCCAGTGTACGTCTTACCAATACGGTTAGCGGCGCATAAGCATGTTTCTGAATAGCTTGCAGTATGCTTAATAAACTCCCGCTGCCAGTCGTAAAGAGAGCCAAACATCTTTCGATATCTGAATTTCTTTTCACGCCTAGCCTTTTCTTCCAGCAGTTCGATAAGCTCTATCTGCATTTCTCGCTTAGTTGCCATTAATCTTACCAAGTAAGCTTAACGACAAAAGGTTACTAAAGGCACCTTTAAATTGGTTTTTAATCATCATGCTAGCCACCGCTATTTACTGACGCCATCAATCGCTTAATCTTCTGGTCAAGATCGTCGTCATCAATGTTTTCAAATGTGTGCTTGGTTTCGGTAATCTGCTTGAATGCCTGGACATCGATATGGTCGCCAATTAGCTTTAATGCACTTAATGCAGCCTTAGCATCAAATGCGTATATCTGATTACCATTTTCATCAATCTTTGCTGTGCCGTCCTGAAACGTCAGAGGGCGTATTTCCTGCACACACCTATCATGGATATGCTTTGCTGCTTTAAGTATGAATGCGGCATCTACCTTTGCCTCTAAGGCTACATCTGCTCTAACCTTAGCCACCAAACCCGCTACAGCAGGAACTAGCAGGATTTCTGACGCCAAATTAGCCCTTCTAGTTTCATCCTTACACTTACCACCTGCAAGCCTATGAGCCTCACTAGGCTTCTTACCTTTCAGTGTATGAATAACCATACCCTTTTGCAGAGTAGTTAAACCATTGAATATTGCTTGCTGTTCTTCAGTTAGTCCCTTAACTGCTTTATCACCTTGGCTTTTCTTCATAACTCACCTGTGAGCAATTAAATAATAGTAAGTATACCATATAGATTTTAGACAGTGAAAAGCCCTTGTTAAGGGGCTTTGTTTTATTGTTTACTACTCCATTACTGGTGTGTCATCGGCTTTTCATTGTAGGCATTGCACTCTCTACAGTATCGGTAGTACTTTTCCTTATCCATAAACCACCCTAAATAAACTTAGCTAATTCCGGTTTAGTGTAGTTAACACCCTTCGATATCTTGCCTTGCTCATTAAATACCGGCTTACCATCTTCGAACTTTGAATGATTTGAGCGGTTAACCTCTTCTAGAGCTCCTAGAATATCCATTCCTAGCATATGACCAACACCGATAGCTGTTACTATTTGATCGCATAGCGCATCAAGAAGTTCAGTTTTACCGTGAGTGCCAATCATTAGCAGGTGCTCAGCATGGTCATCTTTTGCCGACTTGTATTCCACAGCAAGACTATTAACAGCTTTTTCTGTGCTGTAGTCATCAGCCAGTGATTCCATCATCTCTGCAACCTCTTCATAATGGCATCCAATTTGAACGCACGCTTGCTCAATAGTCGGATTTGGTATCGCTAGTTCAAACCATTTTTTAATATCTTTCATGTCGCCTTCCGTTTATTAATTAAGTTTTAGAAATGTTATTAGCCCACATAGCCATAAACACACCTATCGCAGCTAACCACCCAGCGCTTGCAATGATTAAGGCCATACCGACAAACCCGAATACCGCACATGCTGCAGTTTCTTTTTTATTTAGCTTCATCGGTATCAGCCCTTATTGATTCATGCTTATTTCAAAGTCATCTACATTTAACTCTTCGCCGTCAAACTTAGATAATATTTCAGCTTTGCCGCCATGGCCCATAAACTTAAATAGCAAGAAATGCTCTAACTCAGCAAATCGCTTAACCTTATCGCCTACTTTAAATTTGCTCATGTTAAACCGCCTTTGATTTGCTGGTTAAGTTAATCTCCTTGGTTCTCATAACATCAGTGTCAAGGATTCGACGCACCACTTCAGCCTTTGTGCAGTTAAGGCGTTCACACTCTGCTAGGATGTGTTTATTCGCCATGTCGCTAATTGCTTGCTTTGCTAGTATTGGCATTTATTTAACCTCCGGAACTAGTCGAGTTATGTTTTTTACTTTTCCAGCCTTAACATTGCTATTGCCGATAATAAATCTATTTGTTCCTGCATGATATCTACCAAGCATATCTTCATCTTGATACTCGAAAGCGTAAGCGGCACCGTCAACCAGCTTAATTGTAGCGTGAGTTATTGTTCCTATAGCGGATTTTATAGCTGATATGCTATGCCACCACTCGTATTTATTGCTATTCCTTAGCGATACCTTTGATTGATACATAAAGCCATTGCCGTCATTCACGTCACCTGCATATGAAAGCTCGCCGATTTCACTATCACCATTTTTGTCAGAAAATAAATACAACTTTCCAATTTCAACAACCACGCCATTATGCTCAACTGTTTTACTTTCCACTTTCAACGCCTCTTTATCTGCTGTTTGATACTCTGCTAGTGGTGCGCCTTTAATCCATGTAGCATGCGACAGCTCAGACACTAATGATTGAAAATCAATAAGCGAGCATACGTATCGCCAAGATTCTGTATTTAACCTTACTCCGCCACCCTGTCTTCCGCGAAAATCAGCAAGCTCATAATCGCCATCAAAAAACCATATGTGAAGACCAGCTCCAACTACATCGCTAAGGCTGCATTTTAAATCATTTACCGCATCAATTATTGTTTTCACGTTTAACTCCATTTGTTCTAGTGGGTTTATTATGGGGCTAAATTGAAGTTAATGCAAGCAATAAAAAACCGCATGTGCGGTAAAGTTTAAATCTATTCTGGCTTGCCCATTCCTTTGGTATGAACTGCGTTCTTCTTTTCAAATGTTCGCATCATGCCAAGCCCTAGCATGCCCAATAAGATTTGCATGGTTAAGTCATCGCTTAACACTGGAAACTCTCCAGTATAACCGTTTACGTTCGCTACAAATCGCATGATAGGTTCAACGATAGTCGAGTAAGCAAATGCAAAGCCTCCACACCAACCAACGAACGGGCGCCATCCAGAAACAAAGATTGAACTATGCTCTGCTTCCTTTAGGTTGATTTGCATCTGACCAGTAAGTAATTGAACTTCTGCCTGCATTACTGCCAGGTCGCCAGCTTGCCTTAACTCTTCAAGCTTACGATATTCTTCTGCACGTTTAATTGGGTCTGGCCATATCTTATCAATGGCAGACTTTCCGAGGTCAAGAAGTGAATCGAGTAATGGAATAGACATGGCTATAGCTCCAACTGAAAGTGAGGATAATCCTTGAAGGTTTTCCAATCTCCGCCATACGTTAATTTAATGCCAAGCTCGCTAGCTGCAGACTTCATTGCTTTAGCCGCCAACAAGAATGCTTCAATGTTACCCCAATCTATCGGCAATGGGGCTAGGTCAACCGCCAAGCCTTTAAGGTGCAGGCTATTAAGTGTTTGCGACTTACCATCAGCTACCAATTGCTTTTGACGCTCAGCGGTTCGCAAGCCTTCCAATACGGTAAAATCAATCTCTGACCGTTCAATAGCTTTCTGAACGCAAATGATTAATAGCGGGTGAACACCTTCGAGTTTAGATATTGATTTACTGCCAAGTTTAAAGTTGTTCATGATTACCTTTGACCTTATCGCTAATGTCCCAGTTCAAACGTCTTTCAGCAATATCATTAGCGCGTTTCATTTCCATTCTTCGTCGCTGGTTTTCTTTCCATTGTAAGAAACCGATAACCATGCCGGCAACACCAACACACATACCAACTAAGCTAATAACATTACCAGCAGTAAACGTTAATGCGCCTCCACCTACTGCAGACAGTATGGCAGGCTTAATATCTATTGCAGTTTGGATCTTGTCGTTCATCTTTCCCTCTAAATACTTTCTACATCTGTAAACCGTAATCGCAAAGCTTAATATAATTAAGCCAATATTTACCGTTAAATCATCGCCGTTTGATGCGCACGCCGTTAGTGGAACGAATAGAAGCCATCGCACTATACACCCCTAATAAAATCATAAGGACTTCCAATGCCACTATTGTTGTGAAGTATGTGCCGTCTATTGTTTCGCCGTATGCGTAATAATGATCGCACCCCCAGCTTGACCAATTAGATTGCACAAACCAGTGATATGCCCCAACAGCAACGCTAAGAATACAGATTGTTAAAAATATGGTAAGTAAACTTTTTGAAAATGATTTAGTATTTTTGATTACATAGAATAAAAACAGAATTGAAGTTATTGCGTAGAGGTAAAGATAAGAAACGTATTGCGTTGCAGTTGCGTATTCACTAAATCCAGTTGTTAATCCATCACACGCCAGTTCAGCAGCAAACCACATCCCACACAAAGAAAGTGTTTTATTTTTATAAAGTAAAGCGGCACAGAAAGCCGATAAGCTTATCAGTGCCGTTACTAAAGACACTAAGTGATTACTTAGAATGTCCATTTACTTTTTCTTTGGCTTAGGTCGGGTTGCTTTTTTCTGCTCTTCAGCAGGCTTAGGCATACGTGGCGGCATCGGTGGATCTCCTAGTCACATTTTACGTTTCGGAATTTTAGATCGTTTTTATCATCAAGCTTTAAGCACTTATTGTACTCGTACTTAATCTTTTGTTGCATTTGTGGCGACAGCGCCTTTAGCTTTAAAATATTTGTATCATCCGTAATCGGTAATGCTGCTCCATGTTGCTTCCTGCTTTTCATTCCTGCTAAATAAGCGACTGACGCCACAATTACAATAATAACACCAAACCAAATAACCGTAAACATAATGACTAACTCCTATTCCTTGGGTTTTTTATTAGTTCCAAATATCTTATCAAATGCTTCTTGTTCTTTCTTTGTCACTTTGACCGCCTTGCATAATCTTTAAATTCATCAACTGTTATTCTATGGCCTGAATAAACCATAACGCCACAACTTAAGTTATTAGGCCATTTGCCGTGCGAATATTCACAGGCCAGTTTTACTGCAAGTTTATGATTCATTACGCCACCACAAACTTAGCAAATAAAAACCATGTTATCAGCACACCGAACGCTGCGCCTAATGATGCGCCAATGATAATGCCATCGTGAAGTATACTTAACTCTGCTCTAGTCATTGTTAACGCCTTCTTCATTTGCTGATTCATTAAACCCCGCGCAATCTGGACAATAATCACACTCCGTTTCTTCGTTTCTAACCCAATCATACGGCCACCATTCAGGTTGATCTGCTAGGTCGTGAGCGCTGAAGAACCCTTTTTGATTAGTGCAGCCTTCAGTATCACATTTTATAATTACTTTAAGCGTCATGGTTATAGCTCCCATTCTTTTTCTAAATTGCGTTGACTGTGTATATCTTCGATTGCGCGCCTTACTTCTGCGCGGCGCTTTGCTGATTCTTGAACCGCTTTCGATGACCTGGCAGCATTGCACGGATCGAAGTGCTTTACCTTATCGCGGCCACGGGTTAAAGCTTCTGGTAGTTTACTCATTAATTAGCGCCTCTGCATTTCTTGCACGGACGCCCTAGTGCGCCATGTTCATAATAATCTGCCTTGCTGGTTATACGTCCACACTTTAAGCATCTTGGCTGGTATGGTGCTTCTTTAATCACCTTGTCTTTTTCCCATTCAGCAAGATAATTCCAGCCATTCTGAATATTGAATAATTTATCACAGTGCTTGTCGTCGAACTCATAAGGAACTGTTGAGGCAATCCATCCAATATTTAATACGTGAGCAGGGTTACAGGTTCTTATTAGCTTATCGTGTCTATCATTGAGCTCATGGCTTATTAATTCGCGTCGGTACGGGTGAATTAAATTCATTTCTTCTGATTGAATGTATTCTTCGCCAGTTTGCGAGCGACATAATACTGCCAGGTAAACATGCCATTTGAATGCAACAGATTCAAGTGCCTTAACAATTGTTGGCCCAATAGCGCAATGCTCGCCAGTTTTCTTATTTAAAGCGTGGGTTTCTCTTACGCCACCAATAAACACTAGCAGTAAATCCATTGTTCCATATACTGCGGTATTTGATGCTCGCTTAAGTTCACAATGCTTCTTAGTGCGCTTCTTTTTATCCTTGCTCATTACTTCCTCCAACCTGACTTAATAGCTAAAGCTTACCCTAAAGCTATTTAATGTCAATGTTTAATATCATTGTTGCAGGTATAAAAAAGCACCTTAATTTAAGATGCTTTCTTGAAACAGATTGCTAGCTAGTCTTGAAGCTCTTGCGGGTCAATCATAGCGCAACGCTTAACGCCTGCAATCTCAATCACTCGCCAGTTCTTGCCGCTATTTAACCGGCTTCGTAACGTGGCTTCAACCTTATCTAGTGTCTGTGTCGCTTTGTGCCAGCCAACTGATTTAATGTAATCGGCTAAGTGTGGCAATTCATATTTCATATTCAATTCCGATCAATGATATCTAGTTGTTTAGTTTAATGCTTAACGCGCACTATGTAAAATTGTTTATCCGCGTCCTTGGTTGTAGTTATTGCCTTGTTGGTTGTTTCCTTGATACTGGCCTTGGCCTTGATTGTTAGCGCCACCTTGTTGACCGTTACCTTGGTATTGATTGTTTGCAGTACCTTGCTGCTGACCTTGCTCTTGCTTCTCAAAGCAGCTAACAATAACACTATCCTTATTTTCAGGATTTGGAACACCTGCAGGGTTAAATGTTCGCTTTAAGATAAGGAACATCCCATTATCACCTTGCATTAATGATCCAACGTTTTCATATCGGCCTTTTGCTTGGCCTTGCTGATCAACGTACTCGCCAGTTTTTACTGCTAAATCTGAAATCTTATGAGCCATGTTGTAAATCTCCGTCTGTATTTAGTAAGATATTTTAGTGTGTGGGATCTTGTTAGCTGCGATAAGCTTAACAACTAACTTTGCCTGATCTTCGCTAACGCCACCCATAACCATTGATCCAAGTATAGCATTGTGTATTGATGCTTTGTGCTTCTTGTCTGTTTCTCGCGCGTTAGCTTCTGCCTGCTCTTTTGCTGCAGCCTCTTGAAGCCTTAATGATTCGGCTTGCTTGGCAGCTTCAATATCTGCAACACGTCTGACTTCAGCATCAACAAGCGCCTGTTCAGCTTCAAACTCTTGCTTAGCTAATCTATCTTCGGCTTGCTTAGATGCAATTATAGCGGCCTCTTCACGCTGTTTAGATTCTAATGCTGCTTGGTCTGCATCTAACTTTGCTTGCTCAAGCGCTCTGGCTTTAATCCCTTCTTCATAGGCTAAACGTTCCTGGTCAGCAATCCGGTCGGCTTCTTCCTGGTCAGCTTTAGCTTTTGCAGCTCGCAACGCTTCAAGCTCTAAGCGGTCTTTTTCTGCTTGTTCAGCCTCTGCTCTACGGTTAACTGCATCAGCATGGCAAGCATAAAGCACTTCTGTAGCTGTTTGCTGCGCTGACATAGCATCATCAAGCAACCTTCCAAACGTTGACTTGCTGACATCTAAGCAAGCTATTTCGTCTATTTTCTCACTGATTTCAAATTCATCTTTATCAGTCGCCCATAAACGAATATTGTTCATTTCAACAATGATTTGTTTTCTTGCTTCAAGTTCAGCCTTCTTCCTTGCGTCGACTTCTTGATAGGCCTCTTTGTGAGGGCCCTCAATTGATTCTAATTTTTCTTTGATGAACTTAGCTTGTGAGTCGATTAATCGGCTGTAATCAAGGTAAGGCTGCTTTTTATCCTTACGAACGGCTTCAAGGTTAGAGCGAATGTCGCGACAAGTTAGCGCTGCATTCTTACTGAACTCATAGCCTTCACGGTTTGAGCAGTCAGGAACCACTGAACCGAATTGATCACTTAGCTTGTTAAGCTCTGCTGTGATTTCGCTATATTCCGCAACCTGACCGATAGATAGGTTTTTGTTAATTTCCGATACGATGTCAATCATGATTTAGCTCCTTGGGTTTCTTGCGCTGATTTCTTTGCTGCTGCATTTTCAGCTTTGATTTGTTCAATACGTTCGTTCATGTATTGGTCTATTTTGTTAATATATGGCGTAGCGTCTACACCAAGCTTTTTAAAGTCTCTATATACTTCAGCTTTAAATCCTGAAGCCTGCGCCTGTACGCTTAGAGGTACGGTGTTCTTTCCGAACGCCTGGCACATTGCTTTAACTTTGTTAATTAACTCTTCAATCTTGCCTGCTTTCTCACCTTCAGATTTAATATTTAACTCTTCTTGTCGCATTGCCAAGAAGTGCTTATCATCCATAAGGCCTAAGAATATGTCGGCACCAAAACCAAGCATTGATAAGCTCTTTTTAATCGCATCGGCTAAAGTCTTTTTATAATATTCATCATCAAAACTTGGGCCGTACTTGGTTCTCATTAGCTTTGGAGTGTGGCCGGCTTGCACTGGCATCTCTACCTTCTCACCATCTAGCGTGTACCAAAGCTTAATGATTAGCGTGTGGACTATTTCGCGCTCCTCTTTAATTACAATAGGATTGCCATTTTCGTCTTTGTAGCTTGACTCTTTGGTGATGATTGCGCCTATATCGTCACGTTCATCAACAACTTCATAGCCCCATCCTTTACCAATTGGCCCGAACTGCTCAGTCGCCATCATCACAACTGATTGCAGGCTGAATGATGTAATGTTTTGGCCTTTAAGATTCGCGTTCTTTGTGTATCGCGGATCAATTGTTTTATTGGCATTCCAAATCATCATGTTATTAGACATTTTTAATAAACTCCCATATTGCAGGAATAGGCGCGAACGGTGTAATCATGATTACATTCCCTCTCATATTGACAATTTGGTTATCTAGCGTTCTAACGCCGGTGCTTACCAGTAGCTCGCGCACGCCGCTATCTTTACGAATATCCTCCTCTGCATCAACAACTTCTTTCGCTGCTTTCTTGGCTGCTGCTTCTGCGTTAAACAATGCATCTTCAGCATTATTCTGGATTAGCTTAGCGTCTAACAATGCTTGAACTAACTTAATGTTTACTTTAGTTTTATTATCCATGGCTCGAACCTCTGTAAGTGGTTTGGTTTGTTTCGATGGATAAAGATTAAAGCTTGTTACTATGAAAGTCAATAGTTTAATTAAATAGATTTATTTATTGATTGTTGAATTTTAGGCAATAAAAAACCCGCAGATTAGCGGGTTTAGTTTGCTTCGTATACGCTTCAGGATATTCACAGCGTTTACTAAGCTTGCTCTTCATAGCCTCAGATTACATCGTAATTTAATAATGCAGATTTTAACGGCTCACTACAGTTCATAGCCACATCTTTTATAATATTTCTTTTGAATAACAAATATGCATTATGAGCATCAGATTCTTTTGCAAAAGTACCTAGGTTAACTTTTTTCCCGTTAACCCTGCATGATGCTTTAAACTTGTGTTCATTCTTTGAATATGAAACTCCAGTAGATGATGTACTTCTACCATGCTTTTTAAAAGTCAATAGTGAGTTTATACTTCTAGGAATAAAGCAGCATGTTTTACTTGAGTATACTTTATTTCCTTGGATTAATAAATCCTTATCAAGATCCATTCCGATCCACTGATGCTTTTCCATCCAATCTTTAAAAACAGAGAATGTTAACCATTCACTATCTACAGAGCAGCCTATATAAGATTTGTTTTTACTTTGAAATGATTTGCAGTAGCACCTTTTAATCATATCTGACCATTTAAGGTAAAAATTACATGTAACCCTTTTACCGTCAACGAACTTAGTTACATTGTAGTCAGCATCGTTAACACCAACTCCGTGAACCTTTTTTCTCATAGAAATAGATGTTTTACTTGCTTTGGTATTCATAGTATACCTCGATTGACATAGATATTATTAGCTCACCAGTTAGGGCTATGAATCCTAATTTTCCCCCGCTAAAGGTAGGCGAGCTGTATTTTTCAAAGGCATATATTTCACAATATTTAGCTTTGGCGGGTGCTATCGGTTCCCCTCCGAGATAAATCACCTCCAGTTATGGATTAGACCATCAATGCAATACTGGCTTTGCCTCGCCTTTCAGCTTCCAAATAGACCAGCGACCATAAATCGGTCTGTATCACATTGTTAAGGTGTCTATCCAATCTCAAGCACTCCGATCGGAAGTTTTTCAATTAAGCACAAATGCTAGTAAGCACCTTAACAATATAATAAACCGCATCTGCGGTAACTCGTAAGCAGTAGTCTTTCCTACCAGTCAAGATTTAAACACCACACTTAACAACAGTGCGAGTAACTAATTTAGTCTGCTTGTGTTGTTGTGTCAAACTTATTTTAATTTACCATATATATGGTTGCAATAAATAATCAATGGCATATAATAACAACTCAACCAACGGCAGGGACTAAAATGAACACTCAGCAATTAGATGTAATGAAGTTAAGAATAACGCCAGGATATAAGCTGGTTATGATCGCAATGATTGAGCATCCTGATATGAATAGAGAACAGCTATCTTCATTCTTAAACATGGATAAGACTCAGTTAAGCACTACAACAAAGAAGCTTTCAGAGTCAGGCTTAATATCTATGGTAAGGAATGATATTACCGGCCACCGCTCTTACAAAGTTTTGGTATAAAAAAGCCTAGCGGCTAACTAGGCAATTTAAACACATCTCGGAGGTCATTATAACAATGCATTATTACTCTTTCAATATAGGCGACTACGCTAGCCACACTAGCAGGCTATCGCCAATGGAAGATCTAGCTTATAGAAGATTATTGGACTTATATTATCTTAGCGAACAGCCTTTAACTGGCTGTATTGATGATGTAGCTCGTGAGATAGGTCTTGCAGAATACAAGCAATCTGTTGAGTACGTTTTAACAAAGTTTTTTACACTTGATGAAAATGTTTTTAGACAAAAAAGAATTGATTTGGAAATTAAAAAATACAAATCTAACTCTAAAAATAAAAGCAAGGCTGGCAAGGCATCGGCAAAAGCTAGGCAGGCCAAGGCTTCTGGCGATGCAACAGGTGTTGAACAGGTGTTGAACACATCACCAACAGATGAGCAACTAAACAATAACCATAAACCATTAACCATTAACCAAGAACCATTAACCAATTTAAAAGATAAAGATAGCACTCCCGCTATCGCAGTCGATTATTCTGCTTTGCAAATGACAGATGATGAACTTAAGGAGTTAAAGCGAATCAGAAAGAAATGCAAAGGCGGCGCATTAACCCAAAGAGTGATCAACGGTCTTGCAAAGGAATTTAATACCGCAGTTGGAATTGGTTACTCATACGATGAAATTTTAACTGAATGGGAAACTAGAGGCTGGAAGTCTTTTAAATCTGAATGGATGAAACCAAAGCAGTCTAATAATGGATTGTCTGCACTAACGCAGAAGAACATACAAAACACTCAAGGGGATTGGTAATGATTGAATCTGATAAAATTGCATTCCGTGAAATGATGATGGGAGTTGGCGAGCTGTACAGTAAGGACATCACCAAGCCTCTACTGCAAATCTATTTTGGATCACTGGTTAACTTTTCTCTTGAGCAGGTATCGAATGGCGTTAGCAAGCATGCAGGCGATCCGAAGCACGGAACCTTCATGCCAAAGCCTGCGGATATTATTCGCCAGATTGAAGCTGATAAGCCATCTACTGAATCACGAGCTGAACTTGCATGGATGACTATCGAAAAGAAAATGAGTTCAGTAGGTGCTTACGGGTCGCTTAAACTGGATGACCTTCAAGCATTAGCTGCAGCGCAATCGTTAGGCTCATGGCGCGACCTTTGTCACACGGACACAGACAAGCTTCAATGGAAGCGCAAAGAGTTCATAGAGGCTTATAAGAACTTTGAGAATACACCTCTTGAAGCATTGCCAAGCCATCTTGCAGGTATGATAGAAATGGATCGCAGCAAGAAAGACAGTAAGCCAACATTCATGAGCGACTTAGTTAATAAAATAGGCGTTAATAAATAATGGCAGACGTTAACGGTTTTAAAATGGACGACATAATCGATGTTATTTCAGATAGCCTAGTTAAGATTGATGTTGAAGAAATGTTTGTTTTAATGAAATCAGTCTCACCTGTAAAAGGTCAGCGACCAAAGATTGAGTTGATGGATTTATTAAGTGGTAACTGGTAGCAATAAAATAGGAAATAGAATAATGAACAATAAAAAATATCAAGTAATTTATGCCGATCCTCCATGGTCATTCAATAGCAAGAAAACAGGGGGATCAATGAAGTCTGGCGCCGCAGCTCAATACGACACTATGAGCATTGAAGACTTAAAAGCTATGCCCGTTTCTGGAATAACCGCTGACGATGCAATATTGATCATGTGGTATGTTGGAAGCCAGCCGCAGGAAGCTCTAGACCTAGCTAAGGCTTGGGGGTTTAAAGTTAAAAATATGAATGGGTTTGTTTGGGGCAAGCTAACAGTTAAATTGTTAAAGTTTTTTGGTATGGGCTTTTACACAAGAGCGGGAACTGAGTCGGCGCTTATAGCTATCAAAGGCAAGGCTGGCAACATCATTATTAATCATAGCGTTCGGGCATACCGCGAGGCGGTAGTAAGTAAGCACTCTAAAAAGCCAGTCGAGTTCCGCGATGACATAGTAAAAATGTGCGGGGACGTTAGCAGGCTTGAAATGTTTGCAAGGGAATCATCTGCTGGTTGGGATGTGTTCGGGAATGAAGTTGATAACAGTATTTTGATCGGCGGTAAAGATGAAGATTAAACAACAGGCAGAGATAGCGCTATTGGCCGATCCATTTGCTAAAACGTTTATCTGTGAAACGGTATGCTCTAGAAGTGGGTGTGATTGCTATGTGCGCAGAACATCAGGAAGCTTTGATTGCCAGGAGTGCAGCAAGAAGCGTTCTGCGGCTAGAAGATTAAATAAACCAGGAGAGGCAAAGAAAGATAACAAGTCTTGGTATGCAGCAAATAAGGAATACGTAAGGCAATATAATAAAGCAAGGTATCTGCGGAGAAAAGAACGTGAAGCAATTTGACGTAAAGCTTTCTAACCTTCATCAAGTGCTTTCGTCGTTAAAGCAATTTGTACGGCCAAATGAGCGTTATATTTTAACGCTAAAACCATGGGCTAAAAGAACGTTAACGGCTAATGCTCAGGCCCATGTATGGATTAAACAGATAAGCGAGCATACCGGTGAGAATATCAAGACTGTTGAAGCTCGCTGTAAACGTGACCACGGCTTACCAATCGCTCTAAGTGGCGAAAACGGTGCAATGCTCTCATGGATGCTAGCTAGATGTAGATTTGAGCAGCTAAGCGACTCTCAGCAGCTTAAGCTTATTTCGGCAATGGAAATTACCAGGAACTTTACAACAAAGGAGCATAACGATTACCGAGATTCAATACAGCAGTTTTGGAATGACCAAGGATTGCCACTTCAGTATAAAGATTAACAATGTACTTGCATAATTTAATGTCATGCAATAAGATTAATTTGTCTCTAGAAGTGGAATTCAAAAGACTATGGGCCGAAAGCTTGAAGATTAAGAGAAAGATTTTAAACCCTGATAGCGGCGCCTCTCTCTAGGCCAATTCCAACGCTATCGGGGTTTTCTTATTTTGGAGGTTTTATGAAAAAAGTAGTTAGCGATAGCGGAGGAAGGTCTAGCAAGTACCTGTCAAAGATAATGCCTGATTTGTTTGGCGTTAATAATGTTGATTTCGTATTTATGGATACTGGAGCTGAACACGAATTAACATACCAATTTATTAGAGAGTGCAACGACCACTTCAACCTAAACCTTGTATGCTTGCGTGGTGACTTTTCACTACCAATTGGTAAAGGTGTTGGCTACAACGTTGTTGACATAAATGATATTGGTCCAGACCTAAAGCCTTACGAAGAAATGATGGCTAAGTATGGAGTTCCTTATACTGGCGGCATGTTTTGCACTGACAGAATGAAGCTAAAGCCTTACAAAAAGTACTGCGATGATAAATACGGTAAAGGCAAATATGAAACGTGGTTAGGAATTCGATTTGACGAACCAAAGCGTCTTGTTGGTGATAACCCAAAGTATCCATTGAAATCAGCATATAAGCAGCTATCAAATGATGGGCTTAATGATGAAGAAATAAGCCTTTTGTATGTAAATTCTAGAAAAGACATTAATGAAATAAACCAGTGGGAAATAAGCGATCTATCAAAAGAACTGCTTGCAAAAAGAATTACTTATTTAGATAAAGAAAATCTGCACTACTTGGCTGAGGTTTGTGAGCTTGAAAAGAAAGATATAATTAGCTACTGGTCAAAAATGCCATTCGATTTACTTATTGATGAGTGGAGCGGCAATTGTGAATACTGCCCTAAAAAGTCAAGCTTAAAGCTAGCGGCATCAAAAATTGATTCCCCAAAGTCTTACGTCAAGTTTGTATGCGCGCTGCATTCGGATTCAGTTCGCGTAGATGATAAAACAGGCCATTGGTCTAAAATGTATCGCGGCAATCAATCGCTTGAGCAGTTAATAGCAACGTTCGACGGCTCAACTGGCGATGAAATTAAAGCTCGTATGCGAGGAGCTAAACATCTTGATACAGGAAGCTGCTCAGAGTCGTGCGAAGTCTTTAGTTAGTTAATGTTTTATTGCTTGCAATGGGGACGCTTTAAAGTTAAGGTATCCCCACTGCAATTAATTAATAGGATTTACAATGCCAATATTAGCCAAGCAACCTGTAAGTGAAACCGCTTTAAAATGGATTATCAGCGAAGCAAAACGTTTGAATTGCTCAAGAGCTGAAATCGTTCGCCGCTTACTTGATGTTGAATCAAGCAAGGTAACTAAGTGCGGCAGCAAGTAATGAAATATCTATTTGCCTCACAGTCTAGTGTTAACGATGTTTTCTGGTTAATCGAGCTTACAAAGATTGATGACCCTTATGTTGTTAATGCGCTTATCGACCACTTAGTAAAAGGATGGCAGGCATCAATGGCAGCTAGAAAAAACGGCCTTGACCAATCAAACTTTAACAAGAGTTTAGCGCGACTTGAGCAAATAGAAGCTCATTACCAAAAGCGTAATAATGGTTAGATAAAATACCTTTTAAAAATAAACAAATGTTAAGGATTGTTTATGACTAACATTATAGAATTTATAAAGTCTGATAGAGAAAGTCAGTTTTATTTATCTGGTGATAAAGTAGAAGATTATGCATGTAGGCATCAAAGTGTAAAATTAAATGAGTTAAAGAGAGTTATTGAATGCAAAAAATGCGGTCAAGTAATAGAGCCTTTTGATTTTATTTATAAAATAGCATCAAAAGAAGTGACACTTAAAAATGACTCAAAAATTTATAAGCTCGAAATATTGGAATTGAAAAAAGAAATTGAAATTCTTTCAAAGAAAAAAGAAAGCTTAAAGCGTTCAATAAAGAGGCTTTTATGAATTCAATTAAACCAAAGCAACCACGTAAGAAAAAATGCAAACAGTGTCTTGAGTGGTTTCAGCCAGAACGACAAATGCAAGAAACCTGCGGCATTAAATGCGCTATCAAGCTTGCAGAAGTTAAGCGGGAAAAGAAAGCCGCTAAAGATGCCGCAAACGTTAAGAAGAAAGAGCAATTAGCCACCAAGAAAAATAACAAACGTAAGCGTGAATTTCTTGAGAATGATAGAAGCCACCAGCTTAAGCTTACTCAGCAAGCGTTTAATGCATGGATAAGATTTAGGGATGATGGTTGTGCATGTATAAGCTGCGGAAGGAATACAGGCGCTAAGGTTAACGCAGGGCACTATCTAAGCGTTGGTTCAAGTCCAGAGCTTAGGTTTAATCCTCTCAACGTGTCGCTGCAGTGCGAATATTGCAACGTATATAAGTCTGGAAATATAGGTGAATACAGACCTGCTTTAGTTAATAAAATTGGTCTTGAGTTGGTCGAGTGGCTAGATGGTCCACACAAACCAAAGAAATACACTTGTAAGCAGCTAATTGAGATTAGATCTTACTACGCTAAATTAACTCGTGATGGCATTAAAGATGATGCTGACCGACCATATAAATAAAGGAAGCATTATGACAAACAAGACAGATTTAATACCACCAGCAGGCACTACGCACACTATTAAAGATGGACACGGCAAGTCTCCTTTATGGAATACCATTAAAGTGCTTGGCAATAAAGGCTTTTACTTTAATGGCACTCAATGGATGGACATTCTTGACGAAAACTATCTTGGTTATTACCTAAAATATTACGATGCCGTTACGCACGAAGAAATCCCAACCGAAACGCCAGAAGAGGCGGAGGCATTTAATAAAATGAAGCCTTATGAATTTGATGAGCATGTTAGTGTGGCTAAACCAGTATTCACGCAAGAAATGGCTGAGCCGTCTATTGGGTTTAAGCTTAAGTTCAATCATGATATTGATGGCAAGTTCAAGCACCTTCATGATGAAAAATACGGGTGGGAGGATGGTGATAATTTAGAGGTAATTCACATAACCGTAAATCATGATGAAGATATATGTTATATCGTGCTTAATTGTCAACAAGACGTTTTAACTACAGCGGTAGTTACTGACTTATCATTTTTCGACACTCGCACGCCAAAGCAAAAGGCGGTTGATGACATGCTTAACGACTCTAGGTGTAACGGAAGTGTTATAGAGGTGGCTCTTGAAAGGCTTTATGACAAAGGCTATCGCAAGTGCTAGACCTACCCCCAACATACTGCGAGTCACAGCAGCTCGCAGCAGTTGATATAATGACAGCAGTTAACCTAGCTGATTTGAGTAAAATCAAGTCAGCTAATACAGATAAGAAAATACTGCGCAAGGCGCTTGATAATTTGGTTAATGAGCAGCTAAATGTTAATGAGTTTTCAATAATGATTTATGAGGGATGCGAAGATGAGCGAATTTAAAGCACTGTCTGATTTATTAGATATGGATATGGGTGAGTGCGTTGATTGGATTGAAAGTAATGCGCATGATAATTTCATTGTTAGCAGGGATTTTGCTGATGATTACGAAGAGTCTTTATTCCTAAAAGATAGTGATATCAACAAACTAACCGAGCAAAACAAGCTGCTGCGAGAGGCTTTGGATAAAATAGCTAATGGCGGGTTGGTTAGAAAAGAGTTAATCAGACTTGCATCTGAAGCGCTAGAGGCCACCAAATGCTAACTAAATCAAAAAGCAGTTGTAAAACTGGCTGGTGGCTAGAAATGAACGGGCGACCAATGGCAAAGTTTGGGGCGTGAAGAAGATGTTGATTATCTTTTAGGATTGCAGGATAAGGCGAATAAAGAACCTTAAACATACGATATTGTGGCGTAACCTTTGAAACAATAGCGCAGCCGTTAAGCTGCGCTATCTTTATTTAGCTAATTCCGTAAGAGCTAACAATTACCCCTGCTGAAGATGGTGCGCCACCGGAAGCTGCTTTAGAGATAACCGATACCGCTTTAGATGCATTGTTAGTTACATGCCTAAATCTAAACCTTTCACCAACAACGCCTTTAATGGCAAGCGTTATGTCAACGATTCGGATTTCATTAACTTCACTGCTTGATATGGTCACCCGTCGAGCCGTGCCAGGGTATGCAATCCAAGTAACGCCATTATCAATTGATGTTTCAACAAATGCAGCCCAAGTTACCGACCCGCCTGCAGTTTCTCTGATTAGCTGAAACGACGCAGATAACATTAAGCTGCCATTAAGTAAGAATGTAAATTCTCCGTCAGCAAGGCTAGCCCCTAGCAGCTCAGTTTCCCATTGATGCGCAGTAAGGATTAACCCTTGTGGCACGTCGCTTGTAACTAGAGTTTGTTTAATGTCGGATCCTGTTGTCGTCAAATAAACATCACGCGAGCTTTTGCCTGTTTCAATTCCATCAGGAATTATAGTGGTTACCTGTGAGCTATCGCTCATTGTAAGTGTGAGAGTTTCGCCAACATAGCTTGCAGATGAAACATACTTATTGCCAATAGAGTTTTTAATTACTGACGCTACAACCGCCCTAGTTCTAGAGCTTTCACTATCCCAAATTGGGATTATGTCGTTATCGTTTAGGCTTTCTTTCTGGTTTAACTCATTTATTTTTGTCATAAGATCTCCTTAGCTAGACAAAAGAAACTGCTGATAGGTCAATGTCATTTATGACCATTCCATCAGTGTATATTGGTGAAATCTCAGTACCGCCAACAGGTAGATTAAACCCGTAGCAATTACCATCAGTGCCAATATAAGCATTAGCAACGCCCAAAGGTAAAGTTGATTTCAATGCTGTGCATGGCTTCATTGTTACCGCAGTTGGGTATAAGTATTTAGGCAACTTCATAAATGGATTTCCTTCAGCTACACCAGCGCCGCCAAAGTCAACAGTGCCTGATATAACAAACCCTTTCATAGTTGGCCTTGATACCAACCCAAATCCATTACGCATCCAGCTAGGCGGTACTGACTCAAATGGCTGCATGCTTGAATCATCAAACCTATGCAGCGCACCCAATACAGATTCAGACCAGCCTAAGCCAAGCATCATAGCTCCGTATGGCGTCGGGTGGATGTTATCGACTAGTATCGAGTCTATCTGCTCACCTTCAACAACTGCGTCCAGCCAAGAAGCTGTCATGGCTCCGAAATCTTTCATTGACTGCAGGTTTACCAACCCACCAGCGCTAGCTGCGGCACGAATTAATACCGACCGATAAGTATGAACTGTGTCGTTGTTGGCGGTATCTTGTCCACCAGTTTGCCCGTGCGCATTTGCTTCTGCTTTTGAATAAAATGAAGTTGGTAATCCTATAATTGGTATAGCTCCAATCGTTCTGGCGTAGTTGCATATATTTGATATTGTCGCGCTAAATGCTGCTGTTGGTGTCAACCCTTGCGCATCATTAACTCCAACCTGACATAGCACAAAGTCATAACCAGCGCCAATAGTTTGCAATCTAGCATATTGCTGAGATGCTGTCTCTCCTGCTACCGATAAGTTTTTAAGCTCTGCTAGTTGTTGGCCTTGAGTTTGAAGAATACTCGCCATGTATCGATAAGGTGAATACTGGACATCGTTGTCGCTAATGGAGTCACCAAGCGCGATAATCCTTAAGGGCTTGCTGCCACCAGTTGAGTTTGTTTTAACTGACGAAAACTGTGACACAAACGTTGTATTGGATATATTGTCAGTTCCGAACATCACGCCAATGATATTTGATCGGGTGCTATAGGTCCCGATAACCATACCGTTACATAACACGCTGAACTTTCTAGTAGAGATAACCCTGACGCTTAATAGCCCGTTGTTGAATAAGTCCCTCTGCTGCTCCATTAGCGCATAAGAAACCCCAACAACAACGCTAGGAAGCCCATTAACGCCTTCATTAAGTACCACTGCTTGAGTAGAGCTGTTTTGTGAGTAGTAAGCCTGACCGTTTAAGGTTTTAACTCCAGCAAAGAAGATTCCGCTTGATGCATTTTGAATTAGCGCAAAAACCTCCTCACCAATCTTTGAAGCCTTGACAGCAGCAATTAATTTACCGGTACCATTAAATGATATTGTATCTGACACCCTAGTTAACGGTTCAATTGTGTTATCGGGATCCGCCAAGTCAATAACAACAAAGTTTTCTCCAGAAAGCGCCCTGGGTTCTGAGTAGATTCCTTGAGTTTGGGTTATTGTTGGTAATGTTGCTGAAGGTCTTAACCCTACTTTTTGGGCGCCGTAATTCTTAAAGCCAAAGTTTTGCTGAATCTTCAATAGTTCGCGATTGTATTTAAGATCGTTGTTAGCAAATGGGCTATTAGCAACGCCGCCACTGTAGATAATGCGAAGGTAAACCCCTTCATCGGCCACAATCTCAATAGGCGCTAATACTGGTGTAACATCATCACCATTAATAAAATAGCCGCCAGTGTCGGTTTTAGGCAAATACATCTTACCCCCACCAATACTGTTTAGATAAGTAAAGTACTTAGCGAACGCTATTAAGTTGTTAGTTGTGGTCAATGTGCCGTCATCGTCATCTACACCGCCGAAATCAAGAATAGTTCTATGGTCTTGCAATACATCCTGAAGCACCCTAACAACTCCGTCATTAGTTGGTGAAATACTAGCGGCATCATGAGCTTCACCATTGCCAGGTGTTCTACCAATTAAGTCTTGGTGATTTGCGCTTGAAAAGTCAATCGTTCTAATGTCGTTAACTCGCCACTTTTCAGCATTAAAGCGATCTAACACCACCATTGAATAAGGCGTGTCGCAAACAAACTTTGATGGATGCCCCTGATAAACAGCAAAGCCACCTGAGTTAATTTCAATAGGTTGATCAACTAAAGTCTGCAAGCCATCTTCACCAACTGAATATATTGGTATTTGCTGTGTTTCGTTTAGTGGGTCTGTGTCAACTTGACCAATGTATATTTTACCGCTGAACATAGCTTTTAATGCTAATGGGTCGGTAAATATCTTTGTTAGCGGTGCGGATATTAGGTACTATGTCATGGCTAAGCATTCCTATTGTGTTTTATATGGAAAAGACGGCTCGTTGAGAACCGTCTTTGTGTTGGTGGTTAATGTTACGGAATTAGCAATCCGACACCTATTAGTAACCACTTCTTTTCTAGTGATGCGTATACCCAAGTAGCCCCAGACCTAGCCCCAGACTGAGAGCCAATAGTGACCGCTCCTGTAGGTATGACGGCAGTTGTTCCGTTTACAATCTCGACATTTCCGCCGCGACCTATCATATGCAATACAGTCCCGTCACCAGCAGGAGTCCCAAGAAGCATTCCTGCAATATCTCCTATTGTACAGCCAGTATACGCTGCTCCACCGTTAACGTACTGAGTGATAACCTGACCGTCTTGGTTGATAGGGATAACAAAACCATTGGCGTTAACCTGTACTAACTGGTTGCCATAGTCCTCAGATACAAGTAGCCCTGTTGAGCTTCTAATTTCAGTTGCGGCATCTTTAACCAAATTAGCGTCACGAAGCGTTAAAGGTATAGCGACCGATGATTGAGTGTTAGGTGATACATAAGACTTAGCAGCTTGCAATCTTACAGAGCCGCCAAGGGCAGTCATTGCTTTTTGCCAACCACTTACCGCTAACTGAACGTTTGACCCCCTAGCTACAATGTTTTCATTAAAGTCTGAAAACGATGCGGTTAGGTTTGCGTTCTGTAGTGTTAAATCTCCGTTGAATATGGTCTTATACAATACTTCCGAGCTAGTGGTTTGCATGTCTCCACCAGATGCAATGCGTATCGCTCCGTTAGCTGTGCAGCTTTGCGCGAACTGAATGAAGCCTGTGCAAGTTACATTGCCTATGTCAGAGCCTGCTCCAGCTAGTGAACATGCTGATGTTGCGTACACTACTACGTCAGCAGTAGACCCGCTTATCTTACTTGATATAATTTCAGCCCATCCGCCAGCCTCACAAACTAAACCTATACCAGCACCAACACCACCAACATCTAAATTTCTACCGTGAACGTAAGCGCCCCTATGTGATACTAGCAAAGAACTTGAAGACGCCCCTGATTTAGGCTTTATTGATAAGTCCTGTAGCGCTATTTCTGTACCTGAAACGTACACACCGTAAGGATACCCACCTGCTGGATCTGTTTCTATAATTGAAACTCCGACACCAGCGCCACGGATAACAACCATACCTGTTAAATCTGTTCCACTCTGCGCTGTTCTTTTTGCAATATATTTACCTTGAGGATAAAATATCGCGGGCCTAGGCATAGATGCTGCCGATCTTGATGTCTGGTTACATGTTCCGCTGAACAGTGCGAATTCCTGCTTTTTGTTAATGAAATTTGGCAAAGAGTCCCAAGCAAATTGAAGAGTTTTGTACGCACCAGAACCCGGCGACAAACCCGCACCCCAAGCGTCAGATCCTAAATCTTGATCAACATAGAACGTTTGCTCTGTGTAAGTTTCTAGTATACTTTCCTTATAAACTAATGCGGTTTTACCACCACCGGCATTGAATACGTTATACCCATTTACCGTACCTCCATTTTGAATAACTGCCAATGCGTTGTTATAGTCGATCAGGCGTACAATTGTATTTAGTGGATAATCATGGGTAGGTAGTTCAGCTATCGATGTATTTACACCATGAATCTTAGATAAAGCATCCAAACGTTGCGATGCGATAGCCGTGTCAGGCAGTCCGTTTGGTGTGATACCCGCTTCTGATAACAGGGCGTTTGAGAATCCATTCCAATCATCGCCGCTTAGATTGAATACCTTATCAACTCGCCATTCTTCAACATTGTTAGCATTTTTTACTACAATAGAAAATGGCTGCTTAACAACGAACTGTGAAGCGCCTCCGTTGTAAGATAAAAAACCTCCAGCATTGATTGCTATTGGTTGGCTTACAGGCACGCAATCACCGCACCCATTTTTATGATAAACCTGTATCTGCTGAGATACGTTTAAAGGGTCGCCGCACTCTATGCCAACATACACTTTACCGTTAGCAACAGCCTTAAACTGATTGTTAACAGTAAATGGTGTAAACGGGTCATTAACTAAAAATTGCTGAGCCATGGTTATTCCTCTGTGGTTGCTTGACCTACACCTGCAATGCCTAACGCTTGCGCTAGTGCTGGGTAACTTCTGTTGATTTCTATGGCTAGTTTAAGTTGATCTGGCTTTGCTGCCAAAGCTTTATTAACTTGCGACCGTGTTGCTGAGTTTTTGGATATAGTGCCAATTGTCTCATTAATAAGATTTCCGACTAAAGGAACCTTTGAGGCAAGCCCAAGACCAAAGAGCTTATTGGCTATTTCAAGGTTAACCATTGCTGAACCTTTCGGTACTGCTGAGCTTGATGGCTGGATCAACTTTGCAATTTCGCTAATGTTGTTGATCTTCTTTAAAGCCGCTGGATTGTTAGCAAATAGAATGTTTAATTTATCCTTGCCAATTTTATCAACCGCTTTTTTATATGCCCCTGCACCAAAGGTATTAACACCGTCGATTTGCCTAGTTCCTGCACCGAAAGCATTATCCATTATTTGCAGGATTGCAGTTGATTGAAGATCGCCAATAGCCTGCTTACCTTTTTGTCCAGATTGCGACAAGGTTTGCATGGTTCTTAATAAGTCCTCTTTTGTTCCAGTAGCACCAAGAAGCTTAGGCGATACCTTAGAGGCTTCTATGATTGGCGTAACGCCATCACGCTTTAAGCCTGATAGTCTTCCAGCAATTGACTGAGGGCTAAACTCTGTTTTCTCTTGTCGTACTGCCGCCCTAGCTTGCTTTAATGTTTCTCTTAGTGCTGGAGGAATACCTACTCCAGCTTCAGTCATTAACTCTAGTTCGTCATCTAGCGCGCGTTTAATTGGCCCGATAGCAACACTTGAAGCGCCTGTTTGGTCGCTGCGTTCAATACTGTTAAGCGTCTTTCTGAATCGCTCTACGTTCTCAATATTTAATGGCGTTGTAGCAACCTCAGCGCCTTCTGCTGCTGGTTTAATTCCATACTTAACCAAGATGCCATCTAAAGCTTTTATTTGGCTTGGCGCGGTTATGGCTAAGTCTTCAAGATCTGCAACCGGTATTGATGCATTAATGCGGTCGGTCACCACATCAACGCCGCCAGCACTTGCTGCTTGCTCTTTTGCAGACTCGTACAATGCGCGTCTTTCTGTCTTCATTTGGTTAAGGCGTGAAGATAAGGCTTCTTTGGTGGCCTCGCCAGCTCGTTCTGGTACGCCTGCAGCAAGCTCTGATTCTAATGAACCTCTAATGGCTTCGGACTGTTGCAATCGCTTAGAGCGAAATGGATCCGCTAATGGATCGTTTGATGATTCTATTAAGCGAGCCTCAGCAGTTTGGTCTGGTAGCTGCTTGGTAATATCTCCGCGAGTGTAAGGAATGTCAGCTTCATTAAACACTGCCATTCTCGCAGCTTGTTCTGGGCTGGTTGATGGCGGCAAGTCTTGCATTTGTTTTAATGCTTTATCTGATAATGCGTCAAAATCTAAACCAGCGTCATCAAGCACCTTTTGCACTCCTGGAGTTGGCCTGCCTGCTTTAGTCAATACACGACTTGGAGCAGCCTTACCGGTTAACCTGCGATAAGTCGCGCCGATAGCCCTACCAACATAAGGCAAAGCAGCCTCAAGGCCAGCACCGAGTAAAACGCCAAC